ACCAAAATATCGTAGTGGATGGGAATTGAACATGATGATGTTCTTTGACAACAATAAAAATGTAATCAAGTGGGCAAGTGAATCTATTGCTATACCATATATGAATCCTTTAAAAGGTAAGCCAGCCAATTATATCCCTGATTTCTTTGTTGTATATGTAAATAAACATGGTGATCAGTTAGCTGAAGTGATTGAAGTAAAACCAAAATCACAAACATCAATAACTGAAGCTAAATCTAAATATGACCAACTTCACGCAATTGTTAATCATGCAAAGTGGGCAGCCGCAACTCAGTATTGTAAAAGAAATGGATTTGCATTCAGAATAATAACTGAACAACAACTATTTCATAATGGTACTAGAAAATAGTTTTCCCATAGCATATAATTGTTAAATAATATATGTCAAACAAAAAACTACACGAATTATTTGAACTTCCTGATGAAGTAGAAATAAACAACGACTTTATAGAAAAAGCAGAAGTTGGTGTTATTACTCAAGAAGCATACAGTAATTTAGAAAAAATTGAAAATGCTTTACCACAAGTACGCGGGTTAGAATCCAGTGATACTGAAATGGATGAATTGGCAAAATTAGCTATAGACAGTTTTAATGATTTAAGTAATCTTGGTATGCAAGTTGATAGTAGATTTGCTAGTGAGATTTTTAGTGTAGCTGGAAACATGTTAGGTCATGCTATTACTGCAAAGACAGCTAAGATGAACAAAAAACTAAAAATGATCGAGCTTCAGTTGAAAAAAGCTCAATTAGATCAAAAATTAGCTAGTAAAACAGAAGAACTTGAAAATACACCGTTGGGTGAAGGTTCATTAATAGATCGTAATGAACTATTAAAAACAATTTTGGCTAGCAAAAAATAACATTATTGATAAATAATATATAGGAATAATAGGAATAACCATGCGAAGTCTCAAACAATATCTGGCTGAAAGTGTTCGCACTTATCGCTACACAATTAAAATTGCAGGCGATGTCGATAAGAACTTTTTAGATTTGTTCAAGTACAACTTGAACAAATTTGATCCTGTTAAAATTGACGAACCAAAAACAACACCGGTACAAAAAGATCCATACGGATTCCCTGATTTGCAAAATGAATCGATAACGATCATTAAAGCAGAATTCAAATATCCAGCAACAGAGCCAATGATTCAACAAATGGCTCAGTTATTGGGACATAACATCAATCAGGTTAGAGTTATTACAACAGATTATAATGATAGCATAAATGCTGAGAGCGACAAATATGCTAATCAAATAGATGATGAAGAAAAGAAACCATTGTTAGATACACCAGAAATGGCAGACAGTGGTAAAGAAGCTAGTAAAGAATATGCAAATCAGTACTTAGATCGTGTTATTCCAAAGAAACCAACTATTGATATTCCATATGATGCTAAGAAAACCCCAACGGTTCCTAATAAGAGTAAAGAAGGTATTAATACACAAAGTCCCATGAGTAAAGTAACTCGTCCACAGTTACCGCAAACAGGTAGATCAAAATGATAGATTTTAATACTAGTCAACTTACTTGGATTGTTATAGGTGCTTGCAGTATGGGCGGTACAGGATATTTGACAGTTGATGGTAAAATGTCAGAACTTTCAAGTAAAATTGAAGTTAGCAACGTTAAACTTACTGACAACTCAGACAGACTAGCCGAATTGAAAGCTCAATTAGTGAGAATAGAAGATAAATTAGACAATACACGAGGAAGAAAATAATGGATTTTAAATCATTACTACAATCAATGGACGCTATTAGCGAAACAGTACATAAAGGTACTTATGGAACAGAATATCAACCAGATCAACCTAGAGATGATTATGGTCATAAAATGCCTGCCCCAAAGAAAGCAACAGCAGAACCTCAAGTTAAAAAGGGTCGCGGACGTCCTACCAAACTAGCTAAAGATGATACTGGTGCAGATATCAAACATGATACATCGGGTATTCAAGCTATGTTGGGCAGTAAGCCAAAAGGTAAAGTTGGTAAAGTATCAGCAAAACGTAAATTAAAAGATTGGATTGAAGCTGTTGAAGAAAATCAATTGAATGAAGATTCAACAGAACGTCCTTATATATGTGTACATGCTAAAAAAGGCAAGTGTGAAGTTAAAGCATCATCTAGCTATGAGGCTGCAAAGAAAGCGGCTGCAAAATGGGGACTTAAAAGTACCTCAGGTATCGATTCTCATTTAGCTGATGTTACACATAGTGGATCTAGTTTAGAAGAAAACGCTGTGACAATCAAACCAATGCCCGGCGCTAGTCAAATCATTGGCGCTGATGGTAAACCAATCGGTACAGCAGATATGCAAACAGCTAACTTGATTAAACAAGCAAGTGAAAAGGGTACGCTAAGTTTAGGTACCGATGATCAGCAAGGTATGGCGGAAGCTAGCTATAGTGCTAAAGCGGCACGTGCTGGTAAAGACATTGGTAAGCCAGGCAAGAATTTTCCTAAGATTGCTAAAGATGCTGCTAAACGTTATGGCAGCAAAGAAGCTGGTGAACGTGTAGCAGGTGCAGTATTAAACAAACTACGTCATCCTTCAGAAAGTGTTGACGATATGCCAGCACACGCACTTGACAGAATGAACGAGCCAAATAAAAAGTTTTATACAAACAATCCAAACGCAATGCGTGCCGATCGTGAACGAGTTAGTACTGGTGCTAACACATTAAGTGATAAAGGTCATGAACGAGCAGGCGGTGCTTACAAAGTTAAGCCATCTGATCCAAATAAAGGAAAAGTAACTCGCTTACCTAGTTCTTTTAAGAATATTAAAGAAAGTGTATTGAATGATAGTACAGGTAGCACACTACAGCATATATTAGACACATACAAACGTGATGTTAATGACTTCAAAACTACCGGTGAATTAAGTAGTGATTTATATGATGCATTGTACGACTACTACTTTGATGACATGCCTTATGGCACTAAAAAGGCTCGTGACGGTGATCCATATGAATGGATTGGGAATCGTTTTGAAGCTGATTTAGGTTTACAAGAAGGCAGTATTGGCAGTATTGAACAACATACTACACATGGTTTAGATAGCAAGCCAAGTAGATTAATAAGCGTACCTGCAAAACAAGAACCTACACCATGGGGAACAGACCCAATTCAAGCAACTACTGATAGAGTTATCGGTGGTGTAGAAAAAACAGGTAGTTTTATTAAAGGTCTAATAGCACCTAAAAAGAATCCATTCGAGGGTAAAGAAATGAAAGATACACAATTAGAAAATTGGAATAAACAATTAAATGCATTATTGACAGAAGGTATTACTGTAACTAGTAGCACTGGTCAACAGGGACAACCAGATTCAGTAAGCGTTAATGCTACTGATACTGATGCTCAAGAATTACTATCAGTATTACGTCAAGCTGGTGTAGGCGTATTTGGTGGTGATGAGCCACAAGGTAGTCCAAGCAGTTTCGGAGCTCCTTCTCATGAAGAAGAGCCGGGCAATGGTACTGAAATCGCACCAAGTCCAGAAGTAGTTGGTGACGGTGATGATATGTTAGCATTGATTAAGAAAATGTCAGGCATTCAATCTAGTGGTGCACCATCTGGTACAGCAGATGCTGACTATGAAGAAGAAGAATCCGAAGAAGGTGCCGATTGTGACACATGCGGACATAGTCCTTGTGAATGTGATCATGAAGAAGTTTCTGAAGGTCATGATCCAGTAAAAATGGTTAAAGATACAGCTAAACAATACATGCAATCCACTGGTATCAATAACGTACATGATTTAGATGCAGAAGCTATTGAATATATCGGTAATGAGTGTCAAATCAATTATGAAGAAGTTTGTAAGATTCTTGGTTGCGAACTACCAGCAGAATTAGGCCCAGTAGATGCAGATGACGAAGAAAATATAGACATTGATATAAACAAACATGGTATTGATCCTGAAGGTGATTATGGACAGGACGAAGTTGAAGAAGGTAATGCATTTACTGGCGCTCTTGCTAAAGCTAAATCAGATAATATTCCAGACAAAGATCAAAAGTTCAAAGTTGGTAATAAAGAATATCCAGTAAAAGAAGAAGACAACCATGCACATGATGAAGAAGATATGTGCAACGAATGTGGTTATACAATGGAATCGTGTGATTGCCCAGCTGAAGAAGAAAAAGTAGAAGAAAGTTATTCAAATAGTGCTGATGATGCGGCAATGCAAGATTTGCAATATATGTTGCAAACATTAGCAGGTGGTGCAAATGGACCAAAACGTTCACAGGCTACTGGTAATATCACTAAAGTTACAACAGAAACTAAATTATTCAAAGATTCTAGTAATTTGTTGACTGATTGGCAAAAGTTAAGCGGAATAAAATAATAAAAATCCGTATTTTAATAACCCGGTTCGCCGGGTTATTTTTTGGTTGTATATCTTAAATCAAAACGATAAATACATAACAAGGTATAATAGACATGTCTCAACAACAAATTGATT